AAAGTAGTATTCCCCTAGCTAGAGTTGCGGATTTATTGCAAGCTTTTGTGATCAACGTAGCATTTGGAACATCCGTTGCAAGATATATCCTCGTCGCATCACTTGCCATAAATGGCACACACGTGGTAGATGCATCCAAATACTCAACACTCGCTATTTCACCATCAAACAATGCAATATCTCTTCCGACAGGCAACATTCCAGTAGGCAATGCACCATCGGCTGCTGGTAAACCATTTCTAGTTACGAATTGACGATTTGGGCCCGTTAGCATTAACCTTGCATTCCAAACGTCCTTATCATTGGCAGTCGGGCCTCCTTTGACTGGATAATGAGTACAACTAGTCATAGGAACGTCACTATATGTTCCAAACAAATGAATGGTCAGTGGTTGAGCCGTCAACTTCGGGTCATCTAAATGATTGAATCCCTTTACTCCGTCAGATTCCTGTGGGGGTGAAAATGGGCACATCGCTAGTGGTAAAGTCATTGCAGGGTAATACACCCACACATCAGTTACAATCGTTGGAGGCAGAAATCGTGATAACGTCTCGTCATCACTATACACTCCGGCGAAATCATTATAAGCCAACCACCTTCCAAAATGCGAGATGTCCATGGTTCCTTCGCCAAATATAGTCTGTGTCACTGCGGGTGACCTATCATACATGTTCTTATAACATGCAGTCAATACAGGCCCCATTCTACTGGATTTGAGATACCCGTTTGTAGTCTCATTTGAAAACAATGCTCTAGCCTTCATCTGCAAAAACTGTGACTGCACATTAGTATATGCCTGCTGCCATGCTTCCGATGTTAGGCCTGACATGTGATAGAACACTTGCCACACAGCTGCCATGCAGATTGATTCCAGCCGTTCCCAATAATTTGCCTTAGGGTGTCCCAGGTAGACAGGAAGCGAGTTAAATGCTCCAACGACAATGTCAATTCCCTGTAATAACCCCAAAGTTGCCATATTCCACATTTGACTATCTGTTTCATACAATCGCATATCACAAGACACATTTGAATATTCACCCCATCGTCCAATGTGTCTTGATACTTCAAATCCCGATGAATAACTTCTGTTCGTTGCTGCCTCCGAACCTGACCCTGGAGATTTTTGGCCTCCTTCAGCCAACATCAGCGGAGGATAGTTCATACACAAAGCTACATTCAAATCGTGTACTACACGCATTGTTTTGCTTATATCGATTATTGTATTAACTCTATTTAAGTATTGTATAATTGTGGTAACGTCAAATTGTTCAGCCCATGAACACAAATAATGACATAAATTCACTTCCACTGTTTCACCTCCCAAGAAGTTGATCTGAATTGGTGTTCGCGGTTGTGGACCTGTATTGTCTTCAGGCCCAATATATGTCGGTCCCCATTCAGGAACAACTGTAGCCATCGCGTTTGCCATTTGCCCAGTTGTCGGATCGCTGTCCGATACTTTCCTTGGCAAGATTATATCCAATATGAAACGCCCAGGAACACTTGTTAGTGTTTGATTAGGCACAAAAGGCTGTTTCGTAGGCTCCAATTCTGGGTTTTCCAGTTGTACTTCTTTGTTTACCACATACATGCAGAAAGGCCATTCGGCCCACATCATAGTGTGTAAAGCAATATTCTCTTGTGAATCTCTCCCCGCGTCCATTAGCCCCGTGTTCATGAATATGACGTTACTTCGTCTGTTTCCTTCAGTTGGCACGGTATCTATTGACTGATGGAAAGCCAACACCCCACTTACTCCGCTAAATGGAAACACTGGGTCAATGTGTCCTCCACAATTAATGCCATTCAACAGATCTTCCGGATCTGCAACGTCGTTAAAAGACACTGTTGCTGGAGTTTCCAATGTTGGTGTAATTTCAGTATCTGTCATTTGGAACAATGATGAATTTATCGCGCTCGGATCGGCTCTCAAAGCCATTATTGAATGCAACAATTCTATCTTCATACATATTTGTTCAGTGCTTAATCCCTTCACATTTATCGTATTTGCCATGTTAACTATGTCTCGCGAGCTGAACCCTGCCAATGAGATGTTATTTTTACGCCAAGTGGAAAAGTTTTGTAGCGTTATATTTTCAGAAATAGCCAATGCCATTTTCGATCGTGCAACTGAATTTACCATATATGTTGCAGTATTCATTTTGGACACACGCAAGTTCAATCCATTAATAGGTTCCCAATCTTCACCATCCGGCGCGACTGTGACAGATTGAAGATTAGTATTTGGTAAGCTTATAGCAATATTGTGCAATACAGTGTTTTCTGCAGTAACCCCATTTGCTCTTAATCTATCTTGATAATAGGGTGCAGACAAGTTAGTGTTCAAATCACCAGTTATGTTGTTGATCAAACACTGCATCTCGTTTCCCGTTAATAAAGGCATGGTTGCATCGTTTTTAGCAATGACGCTGCGATATAATGGCATGGTTTTTAGTTCATCATGAGTCTTAATCAAAACATTACCATTCAATGCATGCATCACTTTATTGTGAGATTTTGCTAATGATTGTCCGTAACATAAGCCAAATGTTTTAAAAATAGCTGTTCGCTCCTCATCATTATATGCGGAAAATTTCTTGTCAAATGTCGTCAAGCCTTCTAACAATGTGCTTTTGTCTAAATTTCTGACCGAACAAAATGCATACCATTGATATTGATCCATATCGGTGATCTCTTCCCAGTTGTTTCCCCATACTAGTTCCAATACAGAATCTCTGAACTTTGGAGACATAGTCTTTTTCAGCCAGGTGATTATTGAAGGCATGTTTCCTTTGATAGTATTAGAGATACGTATCTTTACTTGCTTCCTTTCCTCTTCAACTTCAGCGTCTGTTTTAGGCTTTGGGTTTATTTTGGTCATGACAATTTTTTGGTCTTTGTCTTTTTCTTTTTCTTTTTTCGCTGGCGTATATTTTGGCTTCAAAATAGCTTGCTCATAGGTAGGTTCGTCCTCATATTCCACTCCTTGTAATAAGGCAAATCTGTTGCTGGTCTGGATATCCAATATGCTACAGATAACGTCAAAATAGCTTCCGACTTTGGAATTCAGTTTCGCCAGTTGCCTGACATGATCAACATATTCACTAGCCAGTTCTGTGTGTGGTGTCTTTTCTAACAATTCTTCAATATGGTTGGAAATATGACCGTCTATTATTTCGAACTTCTTTTCCATCTGAGCATGACGTATTTCTGGATCATCTGATACATCTACTTCAAGTGTTTCTACTTTCTCGATCATGCCATTGTTCAACTTAACTATTCTAGTTTTCTCTGATACCTTCTTTCCTGTTCGATTAACTGGAATTTGCTTCCGTGATACTTTACCTGCCTTGAACAACATGTGGTATACAATTGGATCAGTGAGGTCATAGTTAGCAAGAGAATCTTGGTAAACTGGGCCTGCTGAAAGATCAGGTAATACATCGACATCCACTGCAGTGAACACTTCCTCCACCACTTGATTCTCTTTTGCCTGTCTATTCCATTCATCCAGATCTGTCTGAGTGATTGGCCCTGGATTTGATTCAATATTCTCAGCTGTCAAGTCTCTTACCCAAGCGTCGTATGTTGTTTGCTGGTCGGGAGTTTTTGTTTTGCCCGCCATTCCTTGTAAAACAGCGGATGCTGCTATCGTTTTAGCCTCATGTTTAGTTTTTCCTCCTAAACCTGCATAGATTATTCCCCGATATATGAGCGATACATCATATTTCGGCTGATCGTCCGGACCAGTCTTAATCATATTTGAGTACAAAGGTAATTTCTTATCGTTTACGTCCAACAATGCCATCTGGTTTAGGATAGATATTGCATTGTTACGGCTATGCCTGCTTCGTGTACGCGTTGCCATCGTACCCCGAACAGCAGCGTTTTTCTTTTTCTTCGTTATGATAGCCACGCCCTCATTCTTACCATAATTTGTTACCCAAATTGGTTGGTTAGCAATCTGGATTCCATCTGTACCTGCATCCAGTGCTACTGGTATACTAGAATTAGTTATATTAGTATCTACAATATTTGTGACAGTTACATCTAAATTGTCATTAACCACTCTAACTCTTTCTACCCTTATCATGCTATATGTACATGTTATAAAAGCATGAGCTTCACTAAAATCTATGTTTCCTACTTCCCTAGTTGTGAACTCAATAGTCTGTGTCGCAACTGTTGTGAATAATTTTCCGTTAATCAAACCTCCGAATTTGATCTCTTCTTCTTCTATACCCACAATAGACAAAGATATTTTCTTCAAGCCTTCCACAGTTATAGGAAATTGCTCAGAGTATGTCTCATCCTTGTTCGACATCAGTGTCACGTGTCCCAGCATCGTGGTCAGGTCAAGGCTAAGCTGTTGTACCTTCTGTCCACTGCTGCTACCTTCATTTGTTTGTTTTTTCTCATCTTCCGATTCTTTGTTTGGTTTTTCCATATATATTCCCACGAGTATATTCTACGACCAGAAGCCAATCACAGGGCATGTCTGCGACAATTTTTACGAAAACCGTTTCATTGCGCCATATCCGGAAGTCACCTTAATCCCTGGGTGAGCAGAGGTTCGAACTTATTCTAAGTCCTCAAGAGTCCTATTCTTAAACTTCGGGTTTTAAGAGACATAGTATGCAGTGTTTTGGTTTCCTACACAACCTCAACCGCCGGCTTTGCACTTCATCCTTCCAATCGTGTGCTTGTATTCAATGATCTTACATCCAAGTTAAAACATGAAGTATCAAAGTCTTGGTACCTCCTCT